CCATTATGATCCACCTCTTGCCTCTCTATATATCCTCTTTTTTTACCAATGGTCTTTAATAAGAATATAGTTGCTGCAGTGTTTCCTTTTTTTATCTGCTGATGAAGTTGGCTTTCAGCAAAATCTAAAACTACATTAGAAATATTATCGACTGCCTCTCTATATTTCGAATCCTTATCCATCCATCTATAATGTGTCTTCCTTTCTATTCCAGCCATTTTTGCAGCAGTAGTTACTACCCCCAAAGACTTTTCTAAAGCCTCAAGCATTCTTTTTTTAGATGTGTCCGTTCGTGTCGCTGCCATTTTGCAAAGTTATAAAAACCCAGAAACAGATAAACTGGGATTGATTCTAATTATTGACTAGATAATTACCATTTATTATATAAAGAACTTATTCTGTTTTTTTATATTCTTTTCCATTAATTTTTACAACTAAATCAGAATCTAGTTTTTGCATTCTATCTATTATCACTTGACAATATTTAGGGTCAAGCTCCATTCCGTAGCATTTTCTTTTTAGTTGGTGGGCTGCGACCATTGTTGAGCCAGAGCCTAAAAATCCATCGTATATATTTTTTTTATTAGGATTGTCATTCAGAGTCATCGATATAAGTGATATAGGCTTCATAGTTGGATGAACTGTATTTCTTTCTCTTTTGATTTCCCATACATCTCCTCTTATAGTTTTTTGCCCTCCAAATTTTCCATGATATAATATAATTTCATGCTGCTTAAAATACTTGTCTATATTTTGTGCTGGATTTACTTTATCCCATACTATAAACGACTTTACTGGCTTCTGTAAATCTTCTAAAGCCTTTCTAAATAGATGAGAATATTGCCAAGAACAACAAACATAAAAAGTATCACAATCAATATTTAATCCATTAAAAAGAAATCTAACAAAATTTTCATCACTCATTTTGTCATTCTTTATCTTATCGTGATTACCTTTTGTAAAACCTTCATAATCTATATTATATGGAGGGTCAGTAAAAACCATATCAGCTTTTTTTCCATCCATTAGCTTTGACACTTGGTCGCTATCGGTACTATCACCGCATAATAAACGATGCTCTCCTATTTCTATTAAATCACCTAATACTACATCAACCTTTAAATCATCAGGCTCAATATAATCATCCTCTTCAGCCTCAACTTCTGGCTCTGGAAAGTCTGGAAGATCTAATCCCCAATCAGTTATTTTTTCCAGATCCCAATCGTTAGCAATTATATCCCAATCCCACTCACCATATCCTAAATTATCCTTTATTATAAACTCATCTTTTTGCTCTTTAGACCATCCTTTGACTTGATGAATAGGAACTTCAAAAACCCCAGCTGACTTTAATGCCTTGAGTCTCATATTACCCCCCAGAACTACCATATTCTCATCTACGACCAATGGTCTGGTTTGTAGCATCTCTGGGAACTCTTTAATTGATTTTACAAGCTTTTTAAATTTAGCATCAGTTATGTATCTAGGGTTCTCCTGATTAGGTTTTATTTCTGCTATGTTTACTTTTTTAATTGCCATTTTCTTTATTTGTATACCAGCGCAAGCTGATTCCTATTAAAAATAAATATATTGATATTTCATGCGATGTTCCTTCATACAAGCCATGATTCCCTTCTATGTGGTCATCAATATAATCAACTCCTAAAACCAAACCATAAAGAGGGTAAAAAGTTAATTCAAGCATCGCCATATTTTTTCCAAAGGTAGATATAAAATTCCTTTAACTTCAAATCATACTCCTCTCGATCATACTCTTTGCCAGATGTTCTAGCCTCTCCATTATCCTCGACTACTAGAATATATTTCGAGCCTTTTTTAGTTGGATAGATCCTCACGTTGTTATCCTCCGCCCAGCTAAACGCCTTATAGAAGTCTTTTAGTATTCTAAATTCCTCTAGATGCTGAATGTGTTTATATTTTGCCTTCACTAAGATATCTTTTCTTCCGTTTCTGGTATATAATTTTAAAAAATCATTCTTGCTGGTAGCTTTCTCACTTATGCTTTCACAAAAAATAAGAAGATCTATCCTCCTGAATACGCAAAAAGAATCCAGCTCTTTGATATCAAATACGATATACTTTGCTTCTCCTTTTAGCCATCCCTTATCGCCATTCACATTCTGCAATTCCATCCAGATACAGTCCAGATGCCTGTTTCCTTTTACATCTACGCCATAACCATTAACAAAGAAGTCAATATGCTGAAAGATATCCTCCTCTCTTGAGGATTTTTCGCATTTGTTACCTCGAAGGATCATAAGATCAGAAAACTCTTTTTCTGTTTTCTCGCCTTCTCTTTTGGAATATTCTCTTCTATGTGAGTTAATCTTTGTCAATAAATACAGTTCTATTATACGAATTTATAGACTTGTAATAGCCACCTCCATCTCTAAAGTTAGGAGCTATCTCAAAAGACCCCTGAGAACCATTTTCTCTTCTTTTGACCTTTTGAACATATACCTCACACATATCTGATCCATATTGACTCTTTTCGCCAAGTTTTCTATAGACTGTTATGCAGTTGTAAGCCTTATTGAAAAAATCTGATGATCCAGAGATATCGTATGGCGTTGGAACTTTATACGTTCCATTATACGCCTCCATCTTTCTAGGATGAGCAACTAAAAATAGATGAGTATTTGTTTGTTGGCAGAATTGAGTAATCTTAGAAAGCAGCTTTGATATATACGCCAGATCATACTGCTCATCATGCTGAAGCATATTGAAAGGATCTATCACGCAAATATTAATCCCTTTCTGAAATACTAAATCTCTAAATCTGTCTAGAATGTTTTTTAGTGTAATATTTTCAATATCAATTTTTATGAAGTAGAAATGATCCTCAATGAATGATTTTGACTTGTTTAAAAGCTCTTCATCGCACTCTGTAGAGTTTATTTTGTTCGCCAATCTTCTAATATGTCCCTCGTATGGGAATGACTCTGGAGCAAACATGGCGATTCTATGATCATGGATCATGGCCATATTAACGCAAATTTGATCTATCACATCTGATTTTCCAGAGTTTGGTATGCCTGTTACCACTGTCCATTCTCCAAAAGCTACTTTGAATAATTCATCGGCAGCAAATCCAATAGAATAATTTTCTACGCCATCCCTATTAAAGCTCAAAACACTATCCCAGATTGTATCAATATCCAAAATACCCTCTAAAGGGAACGATAAAGGCTCTAGGATGAGCTCTCTTAGCTTTTCTTTTCCATCCGATACCAAAACATCATTTGAATCTTTAAAGCTCTTAAAATCGATGTATTTGCATCTGTACTGTCCGAACCGCCTAGCCAGTGCATTTCTCAATGAAAGTCCAGCTTCATCATTATCTGTGGCGATGATAATCTCTTTCTTATCCTTGAAGTATTCATGGCAATTATCCAAATATTCTAATCTCTGGGAGCCTTTAGAGGCTCCATTGGGTACAGAAACTACTGAATATATTCCAGCTTCGTGTAGTGATAGCGCATCAAATTCGCCTTCTACGATGTAGATTCTATCTGAGTTTTTGATATTATCTAACCCATAAAATATCAGCTTTGCTCCTGATACTAACTTAAAGTCTTTTCCACCAGAGCGATACTTTACGTTGATTAGATCGCCATCCTGATAGTAATTAAAATTAATAGCTGTCAGTTTTTTACCAGCGGATCCGAAATACTCAAGCGACTGAGTGATCTTCCAATTCGCCACAGTAGATTCACTTATACCCCTGCTTTTAAAATATTCTAGCATTTTAGCTCCCACCTGAGCCTTAGATTCTACTGGTTTGACAAATTCCTTCTTTTCTTTGATTTTTACATTCCCCTTCCATCCGCAATTGTGGCAGTTATATAAGCCTTTCTCCAGATCAATAGATAGCGGTTTGTCTGATTTGTTTTTTCTGTCTTTTGAGCATTTAGGGCAAATGGTTTTTTGTTTGACAGCGTTCCCTTTTGGGTAGATGCCAAGTTCTTGGAACTCTTGAATCATTGGTTTTATATAGTTTTATAAAATATATTAGTTTAATATATTTTTATTTTTTATTGTTTTTATATAGTTTTTATATTTATTATAGTTATATATATTATATAGCTATATAAAGTCAGCCAGCCTTTTCAATTTATCTATGAATTGGCGAAAACTTTGGAACATAGTTATCACTTCAGAGGTTTTGATAAAGTTATCTCCAAACCTAGCAAAAATTATATCTATAAAAACATCGAACTCAGCTTCAGTTGCCCAGCCAATAAAAGAAAATCTATCTATTCCCTCGAAATCATTGCGAGTAGTCCAGCGTATTCGCTGCCTCTCTTGATCCCAGAATATCATTTTCTTGTTATGCATTTTTAAAATAATTATCTATCACTTCCTTCGCTTTGTCAAAAGAGTTTACCCATGTAGCCTCCCAGTTCGCATTTTGAAGCTGTTTTAAGACGTTTTTTTGGTTCTCTGTAGGTTTATTATACCCGACCTTGAGTTCTATCGCTAAACCGCCTCTATTTGAGTTTTGATAAAAAACCATTACATCAGGCATTCCAGAGAGACCTCCAAGCGTCTTAAATTTAAAACGCTCGAATGGAGTTCTCTTTCCCTCGTTTGGAATGTGTACAGCTAGAGCCTCTGGATATTTAATCTTCAGATACTGTATAACTGAGCGTTGTAGATGATCCTCTTTTGATAAGTACTTCTCGAAGGGATTTGCCATGACCTCTGAATCTTGCTGGATGTAATAAATATTTTGGAACTATTGGGAGCGTAGTAGAGCTGACCCAAACCTTTCTCTCTTCATAATGTTTCAAAAGATTGAACCACGTTTCTCTGAAGTCTTTATCATTCTCTATCAAGTATCTTCCGCTTTTAATATAGTGAACTATAGATGAATGATCTCTGTCAATCGCTGAACCAATGGCGTGAAGCTTATAGGTAGTTTTGTCTCTGCATAGCATTCCGTACATCCTGCGAGCATCTACGATGTCTCTTTTTCTGCATGATCCTCCAATAGACAAACCGAAGTAGTTTTCTACGAGGTCTTTAATATCAAATATGGTCATAAGTTTAAAGTATTATCGATCCATCCTGAGCCAGATCGTTTTTGTATTTAGTTTCTATTCCCTGCTCTCTATATAGTTTCCACTCTATTAGAGCCTCCTGATACTGTATTCTTCCCTGAAATATCATCTCATCTGTAAGTCCACAAACAATAACTTTATAAGGCTTGCTTGTTTGTATAAAAATAAAACGAAAATTCTTAGGATCCCTTTCTAGCATATCAGAATAAAACATCGCCTGCAAATGATAAGCTCTGCTCCAGATTTCTCTTTTTATAAGATCTGGAGTCAAAGCCTTACCATATTGAGGATTGATAGTTTTAATATCTGAAATGAAATCTTCACCTTTACAGTCTGGGCGCACCTTTACTGGCACGCCATCATAATTCAAATAATGAGAGAGCTCTATATCGCCCTGAAAGTATTTCTTGGCGATTTTAACCTGATCATCAGTATGCTTATCAAATCTCTCTTTGATCCGAAAAAGTACAGTTTCCTGTACTTCATTAAGTACTGATTTTCCGATATTCTGCTCTTCCCACTTTTCCTTTTCCGCTCTTCCAGCCTTTGTTCTTAAATTGAATTGATCCTTTTTAAAGAATACAAATTCATCATCAAAGTTCTCTGGCTCTAAAAGAATACAATGTACTGCAGATCCTAGCCTCATGGCATCAGAATCCTTGAACTCTTTACGATTATAATCCCACACTGAAGATTGATAAATCATTTTCAATCCAGAGGCTGATATAATATCACTGGAGTGATATTCTAAGTTTGATTCAATCTTTGTTATCATAATCTAAAACGGAAAATCATCATCCTCCTGATCAACTTTTTCAACTTGATTTGTGGCAGGCTGAGCTGGCGATGAACTACTTTGATCTGGTTTAAGATAGATCAGATTAATAGCTTCTTTTTTCTCTTTATCCCAAGCCTGAATAGTGATGTTTCCGCCTTCCCATTCAGCTCCTTTTACTGGAATCTGTTTGTGTTTATTTCCATCCTTATCAGTCCACTCTGTTATCATGTGTCCTCTTTCTTTTAGAATTTCTTTTAGGTTCTCCAGTTTAATGTTTCCCCATGTTTTTTTGATTGGTTGTCCCATAGTTTTACTTTTTGAATTTTTGTGATAGTCTTTGTTGTTGTTCTAAATTAAGTTCGCAGTATTGATATACATCTCTAGCAGCTTCTACATTGTCGCTCTCTAGTATTTTTTCAAACTCCTGAGCAGAGATGAAATCCTTCTCTCCTGTCCAAGCATTTAGACCTAATCCATGCATAGCTAAAGCCTTGACCAGTGCTCTTTGTTTTGAATCGTTTACATCTCTGGAGGTAACGTTTTCCAGTGATACAGAATTATTTCTATTATCCATAATTGGAAGATCTACTTGATGCCAAATGCCTTCTTTTTCCATTCTCAGCTTTACCTTTACCTCGCAAGTTTTTCCATCAGTGAAGTAGCTTCGCTCTAATGGTCTGCCAGTCTCTGGATGCTCTGGAATCAGATATTCATACTCTGCATCTGGATAAATAGTCTTGGCAAGCTGCCAAGCCTGAGACCAATCTAAATAGTCCAGATTACCCTTCTTTTTGAATTTGTGCTTGACCCTTACAGATCTAAGCGTTAAAAAGTAACTCATACTCTAAAAAATTAATGATTAAAATGAAAGCCAAGATCCAATAGCTTCCGATAATTGTCAATTGTGAATTTGTCTGGATCTTTAATTCTAGCGTTAAGAGTAGGTAGTGATAACCCTAGCCTCTCGCAAACTTGAGATTTTTTCAAGCCTAACTTAAGAAGTTCCACTTCAAAATCTAGCTCGAATCCATCTATAGGAAGTTTCTGCATAAAAAATTATTTTACGCAAATATAAATTTTTTTATTTATATAAAAAATTATTCTATGTAAACATTGTAAGTCGTGCCAGTATCATCATCCTGATTAGGCAAGTGCATTCTGAGTTGATACTCTGCTTTTTTTACATCAAATTTCATGGCGTCTATATAGCAAGAAACTGGCTCCTGTAGTACTTCATCTCCGAAATCTATCCATACTTTATGATGCATACCTAAAAAACGCTCATTGAGTGATCTGAATGTCCCTTCATAACGCCTCAAAAAGTCTCTAGAATCGTTTATAATATCGTGCGTGATCATTTGTTCTAGAGTTTTGTTTACAGTGTCTCTAGGGCGTTTAAAATTGCCTTCTATTTTGCCTATGAAATACTCAGTAGTTTTCGCCTCATTTGACAAAACGTTTTCATTGAACTCATATTTGGCGGTATAAGTCCCATTCTGATCGTATTGTTTTCTCCTAGAGATGATTTTATTCTCTACGCTATGATCTTCCTGTACTCTGAAATTATCTACAAAAAGATTCTGAAAGCCTCCAGCTGATGATCCTTTGTTCGGAATGCAGATAATAGCATTTAAAAATATCTCATCTACTGATGGTCTGGCATTAGGATATACAGTAGAGTATGGTTTTAGAGTCACTGATGCCTTACCCCATGCGTTGACTGTAGTAGTTTCAAAGTTTTTAAACTTAGAGGCATCGCTGCCAGATGACCATTGATCATTCTCAAAATCATAATGGTAAGGAGTCCCTGATGATGAGCTAGCATTGTAAGTCTCTTGGCTGAAAGCCTTAATAGCTATTTGATACTTTTCATCAGATCCAGTGGTCTCTATGTAATAATCAAATTCTATTTTTATCTCAGTATCTACAGAGAGCTTAGTGTACTGTCTTTCTGTAGCTATGAATTGAGTAGGAGTAGCATTTTGAGTCAGCACTGTACATCTGGCGTATTTATTACCAGATACCGCCTTACCCTTTAAATCTGTATCTGGATCAATAGCAATCCTAGATCCTGATCCTACCTTACCAGTAACAGTAGAGGCATCTTGAAGGCTCCATCTATGATCACCAAATAAGAAATGAGCATTTTCATTTTTAATAAAATTACCTCTGATTGGAGTCACAAATTCAACTTGCTTGAGTGGTCTCTCATATTGTCTGGTCAAATCCTGATTTAAAGGTCTTATCTCAGTAGGACAGTTGAAAAGTATATTCTCATCCTCTGTCGTTTTATAAGTCCCATCTGGTTCAAATACTTTATAGGTTATCTGTTCCGCTCCTTTCCTTAAATAGTCCGTTTGAAGTGTTCTTATTTGTCCCATGTTATTGAGCTTCTAAGTTAGATTCTTGATCTATCGTTATGGTATGAATCGCAGATGCACTCCCCTGAGGAGTGAAAGAAATAGATCCTGATCTATTCTTTTTACCTGATCTGTCTACGAATATAAGCATCGATCCAGTGCTGGGAGTCCCAGACGATATAGAAGCCCTAAGCCAACTTCTATTAGATGAAACTGTAAATCCGCCATCGGATGTAATTGTTACTGGGAAATAACCTCCACCAGATGAGAAATCAAATCTTCCATCTGGATTTGTTGATATTGAAGTGGCTCCAGCATTATAAACCGCTGCTCCTGTTATGGATATATCTCCTGATTGATCTCTGAATGTAGA